CTCCTACACTTATGATACCAAGATCAATCAATTCATCTGATATTAAATCACATAAAGGTTTGGGCACTGTGTATAGTATGGCTATGTGGCTATGTTCTCTAACCCCATTGTCCCAAGCCATGTTTGTACTGGTTATGACTGGATTAGGGTATCCAAACCTAGATATCTCAGAGGCATATATGTAACTCTCAGCGAAGTTGTATAGTTCATCACACAGACTTTCGCTAAATCCCTTATCAAATACCTTCATTCATCAATTGTACCATCATCAAACCTCTTTGATTGCCTTACTTACCATACGGATCAAGGCTTTACGGGTTATCTTGGATGCATCAAAGGTCTCTGTGTATCCTCCTTGTGGCATATCTTCCTTACCTAGGAATGGCTTATGTTTCTTCTTAAGTGTATTTAATACTAGGGATTCTACGGCTCTTGCCTTATCCCGTTCGAAAAATGTCCAATATTTAATGAGTATCCAACCCTTGGTTCTATGGCTTGCAAACCTTCTACCTGACACATCTGATATACCTATTTTGATAGCCTTATACACAGGGCTGTAGAGTATATATAGTAGGGTCATAAGGCTATTATACTTTATCCCCGCAAATTTAGGATAGTAACCATTATTGCCCGTTTAGGGCATAGGGAGGTTTGTAGCCTCTATATCGCGCCGAACTTAAAAACTATGTAAATTTAACTTCTTTATCTGGATTTTTTGTAAACCACATAGGCACGGTATATCGCTCTTCAGCGGTCATCTTAATCTCATGCTCCATGTCGTCGCCGTGAGATAAAAATACAACCAAATCCCCCATGTTAGGCTTTACGTATAGGTTCAAATATGGGAAATATAACTCTCCCCCATACTTAACTGTATTGAGATACAACACAGAACTGTAGGCAAACCATGAGTGATACCCTCTACCCACATCTGAGTGCAGGGTCAGCCAATCTCTTTTTAGGTGCTTTGCAAGCCAAAGCGAATTTATGTATAGATCATCTTCATCACCAAATGAACTCTTAATCTCTACTTTAGCCCTATCAATAACATCTTTGATCAAACCGTCAATCTCTTCTAGACGACTGATAGATCTTTCTGGCTTGTATCCAGGCATCTCATCATCTAAACCCATACGTCTCTTGTACCATCTGTCTGGACGGTACACAAAGTTGGGGCTACTTCCATCTGTTAGCCAGTCAAGTGCGGATTCAGTGTTGTTATCTATATAGGATATTATCCTGTCTGCATCCTCTTTGCTTAGGAAGTTCTTAATTATTTTTACCTTATCTGATTGCATATAACTATTATAGCACTGTAGGGTCTATCCACCAATCCTCAAAGGGATATAGTGGACTTCCACATACTACATCTTCTTTTACCAACTCATAGCCCAAACTAGACAAAACTTGCTTCTGAGTGTTCTTAATATTAATATTGTCTGGATCAGCGTATAAATCGTGCTCAAAGGTGATCACAGAAAATCTGTATTTTTCCAGTGGCAGAGCAAGCAAGGCTCTTAGTGTGTTTGGAGCAGGCTCAATGTCTACTTGAAGGTAATCAATTTGTCTAGGCAATTTGAGCGTATCAAACAAAGTCTCATAGTCAAATGTGGTGGCGTCCACTGTATAACATCTGTTTGTCCTGTTAGAGTTAAACTCTTCTGATCTTAGTGGATCTATCTCAAAAGATAGTCCTGTCCAGCCATACTCTTTCTCTAGCATATATGTATTGCTTATGTCTTTGGAGTGATATGCTCCTATTTCTACATATACCCCGCCATTTTTGTGGTTTAAGGTTTCTATTACAAACTCATCTTGGCCTGCTTGACTGTATCCCATAGATCAAGTATACCTGATATACTTAGAATATGCAACCAATAGGCTATACCGAATCCATGCTCAATGTACTATGCTTTGATTGTGGTGGCATGTATCAGGTGCCATATGGAACAAAAGAGATTACAAAGGTCTGTCCTAAATGCCATGTGCAAGCATAAATTCTTTGTACAAGAGTCACTACTATCAGACCTGCCTTTAGATATCTTAGTATGTGGTAAGTGTGGGTATTCTACTACTAGGGTTTATGTGGATCATTCTTGACTTACCACGCATTTTTTGAGATAATAGTTTAATGAAGACTTGTCCTACATGTAAGACTGAAAAGCCATTAGAAGACTATCTTCCAACCGAAAATAAACCAAAAGGACAGTCATACTGTACTCCTTGTAGGGCTGCTTATCATGCTGCATACCACAGAGCAAAACCAGAAAAAAGCAGACAAACAAGTAAGAAATATGACAAGAATAATAGACCTAAAAAGAAAATACATAAAGATAGATACAATAAGGCCAACCCAGATAAAGTGAGAGAGTGGACAAGAAGGCAAAACAGAAAGCGTGAGGCCTAGAAGAAAAATAATGGACACTCTCCATATTCTGAGAAACAAGTTCTTGAAAAATATGGAACGCTATGTCATATATGCAAAACATTAGTTGACCTGTCTGCTCCAAGGCAGGCAGGCAGGCCTGGATGGGAAAAGGGTCTCCACATAGACCATCTATTCCCACTGTCTAAGGGTGGTCCAGACACATTAGAAAATGTTAGACCATCTCATGGAAAGTGCAACATAACTAAGATGGCTAAGATAGTTTATTAAAGAATGTGGTGTATTTTTACGTATACACTTACTTTTCTATAATTTAAAACGTGATATAATCAATATATGGAAAAATCTAGGTGCTTTTTTTGCGAAAAGGCTGCAACCCACTACGATGTTGTCGTAGATCATGCTGACTATATAGTTGCAGATGTCTGCCTAGATCATCTGTCTATGGGACTTGTCTCATAAATCAAATAGAAACGAGATACCATACCATGACCTACAGCCCTAATGATTACAAAGAAAGAGACGTTGCTAAACTGGCAGCAATCTGGGAGCCAAGAAAAGAATATATTGAAAAAGACCTTTGGGTTATTAGAAACTTCCTTTCAGATGAAGAACTAGAGTGGCTCAACAAAGAGGCAAATGATCCTACTGGCTGGTATGACACAATGAGGTCTCCTTATGGAGCAAACACCAAAAACAAATTCTTAGGATATATTCCAGAATACAATGAGCACGGAGTAATGCTTGTTCCTCACGATGGTTCAAAGTGGACATACAGAGACCCTGTTGGATATTTTGAGCCAAGGCTAGAAGCAGTAATGCCAAAACATTTTGCTGGTGCTGGCGCACTTCAGTCATTCTTTGAGGTTCCTGAAGAGCAGATTATTGCAGAACTTGGTAGCACAGTTGACTATGCAATGGGGTGGCACTATGAAAGAGACGATAGTGACGAAGATGATGTTCAAAAAACAATTGTCAAGGTTTCAAAAACACAGGGCAAGCAAATCCTTAGTCAGGGAAAGATATCCGCATCACTTAGTGTTTACATAAACGATAACTTTGATGGCGGAGTATTGGAGTTTAAGAATAAAGACTATGTTATCAAACCAGAAGCGGGAATGCTTGTCAATGTTCCACTATACAAGGAGTTTGAACACAGAGTTACTAAGGTAACAAATGGTAACCGACACACAATCTATGGCAGATGTTGGGATAGCCTAGATGGTGTCTACAAGTCAACTGACGAAGACTGCTAATGACTAAAAGAATATTAAAAGATGGTTCAGAGGTTGAGTCATTCGATAAGCCAGTTGATTTAATTATTCATACTAAGGCACCTGAAAAATGGAAACTAACTGATTTAGAAACAGGCGAAGAGTATCTTGGATCTGAGATAGGTACTGACTTTGCAGAAATATTAAGAGAAAAAGTTAAGATAAATAAAATAGGCACTTGGGTAAAAACCAAGGGCAAACAAATTGACTAACTCCTGACTTTAAGGTATACTAAATATATGGAACAATGGATTAACGACTATGCCTCATGGGTTCTTGCACTCAGTGGTGTTGCAGCAATTTATTTTGTTGGCAGAAAACAAATATGGGCATGGATCTGGGCTACTTTCAATGAGGCTATGTGGATTTACTATGCTTTAGTGACCAAGCAGTATGGCTTTATCTTTGCTGCTATCGCCTACTCTGTTGTTTATATTAAGTCATATCGCCACTGGAAAGATTTGGAGTCAGATAAATTGTCATGGAATAAGTTCCTTGGTTTAGTTTGGTCCCGTCGATGATTAACATGGAAATTCCTGATCCATTCCAAACCTTCGTAGCCAAGAAGTATGCTAACGCTAAAGGCTATGTGCATGACTTCTTTACTGGGGAATGGTCTTATAAGTGTAGTGCTTGTAAGGATGATCTTTATGCTCCATCCCGCAAAATTATGACAAAGATAAGATTGTTTCATACCCGCAATGAATGCCTTGGAGGATACTGATGGAATTAGGACAGATGCTACTTAGTAATACTCCCATACAGACTTATGATGCTAATTGGGCTACAGAAGGTCTTAATTTAATTGCAGAAGTTATTGC